GTCCGAAACAGTTCTACACGGGGAATTAATGAGACAGAGAGTCACTGTCTCTACGAAAAATAAAATGGCGAAAAAAGAGATTGTATGTCATCTCTTTTTTTTACCCATCAGCGCACAGTTAGAATCTCCGATTATATGGTATAACTATAATATGAATCATTTAACGAAGGAAAATAAAATGTTTAAAAAGTATAGAGTAATTCAAAACGGAAACCCTGTCTTAACAACAAACAATTTTAAAAAAGCCCAGGATAGAGCAATGGACTGCCTAAGAATCGGTGATGATGGTTTTGTTCAAAACTTTATGGATGTAGCCAAAGATTATTTTCATACGACTGGATGGGCGCCAGATACTGATGAATATCGCATCTTAAGAAAGGCGAGAACCAGAGGTGAGATTAATCGAATGAAAAAAAATTTTACTAAACCGGTTAAGTTAATTGTTGACAGCATGGATGAAGTGTGGTCTGCTTATAAAAAAGCAGGAATCGATCCAGAATTTATTGAAATAATTAAAAGCAACCACAAAGAATCACATATTGTTAGAACAGAAGATGGTAAAATAATTTGGTGGCTTTAAAAGCGAGAGGCTATCTCGCTTTTTTTACCCATCAGCGCATGGTTAGAATCTCCTGTTATATGGTATAACTATCATAGAACCGTTAGCCATAAGGAAAGTATTATGATAGAAATAACATTAATTGATACTGTAATGCAAAGAAATATAATTTGTATAAACAAAATTTTTATAAAAGATTTATTTCCTTATTCATTTATATTCAATGAATATAACATATATCTAATTTCAAAAGATTCTCGTTGTAAAGTATTTGAAAATACAGAAATATTTGGTGATACTTCAAATGGAAAATTAAAACTATTTGTATGTAAAAAAGTTGGTAACCCCAAATCAAAAAAGATAAAAGGAGTTTCTTATTATGAAAATATACCAAAATATGTAGAAAGAGGAGATATGGGATGGGTTAAATGGACTGGAAAAAAAATGAAGTAGTTCCAGTTAAAATTTGTCCGCATTGTAAAAAGGAAATTTAAAAAAGAGAGTTACCTCTCTTTTTTTTACCTATCAATTCATGATGCGCAGAGGCGTCCAGCTCATATTCCCCGAAAATTGAGGTGGACAACCTCTCTGCTCTCTGATCATTCGGCATTTCTGCACGTTGATTATAATATAATAAATTACCCACAAGCGCACAAACCCGGATCAAAAGACCCGGGCGTGTGGGACTACGGTCGAAGGTTTAGGGTGGCTTTTACCGCAATCAAATTGGAGAAGTTTTAGACATAGGAGGCCGGGCTTCTGGAAGTGTCTTCGGTGCGCTTGATTGTACAGCATTTGGATTTGCTCCAGCCTCTATAGGAGATGGGGGTTCTCCAGCAAACTGATCTCCCTGTGAATATGAAGGTATTTCTCCAGGAGTTTATTTCTGCGTCTCAGCAAGATCAGGCGTAGTGTCAGCCTCTATCAAGTTCATTTCCTTCAGATTGTTATAGATCTCACTATATAGACTCGGTGTAGAGTTTTTCATTGCAAGCATTCTTATCTTAAACTCTTCCCTATCCATATTAGCAAGTCTGGCAAACCGCTGTGTTAATATAAGTATCAAATTAGGCGTAGAAACCATTTGAGGCTGCTGCCCACTACCTTGAGACAACGCAGAAACTTCTTCATCAACAGCTACTGCATTTTCATCTTTCTGAGCCATCATTTCTTCGTCACGCTTGGCCTGGTATTCTCTCTCATGCATATCCATGCGGTCTTTGTTCTCCATCTCAGCGTCAGCCTGGTACATGGCATTAATCAGCATACCAGCGCCCTGAGCCTCAGCCCGACCTTCTGCTTCACGTACAGCAAGCTCTGTGCGCTTCTTGAGGTCATTAGTAATATTATCAAATTCTTCCTGTGGATCAAACCCAAGTTCTTTAGTCGCAGTTTCTTTTGAGACTAGAACTTCTGAAGCGACACCTCTGGATCCATCCATCATAAGTTTCTTTTTCTCAAGATCATCAGCCATTTTAAAATCTGACATCTTAACAGAAATTTTTGGGTAATCAAAAAATCTCACAACATTATCAACAACAAAATCGATAAAAGAGTGCATGTCATTCCTGTGATTAAGGAACGTATTCTCAACAACTCTCAGAGAAACATTACTTCCGGACCAGGAAGCTCCACCTCTGATTATCTCAGGGATTATCCCTATACCGGTTATTATAGAGTCTTCAGTAGATTTAATTTCCGGGGTTACCGCGAGTACCTTAGCGTCACCACTAAAGCTCTGCATCCCCAACGGAAGCGGTACGACTGATATATAATTAGGATCTGCACGCCATTTACGTATTTCCTCTTCTATCTTGTTTTTCCATCCACCAAGATTGACAGTGGCATGGGGGCTGACATCACCTGTGCCCTGAGGAAATAACAATCTAAGAGGCACGATATGATCAAATGCAATCATCTCATTACCTTTTTTCAGCACTTTGCAATGGAAGATATCTTTCATTACAGGCATGATGACAGGAATTCCCCAACCACGCTCTGATGGATAAANATATTGTGGTGCCGGCCGTTTCAAATGGAAGATATTATCAGCCATGATTTTTTAGCTGTTTTCTTTTCTTTACAGCCTCAATAACTTCTAGCCTGGTCGATCCTATAATATCCATATCTCCACGCCTTATTNACGCAGCAAGATCGGAAGGTATTGTGTAGAAATAAAAATGGTCACCAGTTATACTATTGTATTTTATATTGAGGCAAAGAAGGTCCCAGTGGACTATACCAAGCTTATCAATCTACAGTAGTATTAATATCCTTGGCCTTCATCTTGCCTTTGTAATTACAACCTTTTTCTCCGCATTCGGCATAGAATGAGAAGTTTTTAAATTTTGTTTTGAGCCCATCAGCTACCCTGTCTTTTTTACATCTTGGACAAGTGAGCATCCTTCTGAATGGAAAATTAATCGATACTACGCTATTCCCATATGAATAATAATCCATACCGGCCTGTTTCATAGCTCTTGTTATATCAAGCTTTTTTTCGAGTATATCTTTCCATTTATCAATAGTCTTATCGTCTTTGAGAGAAGATCCTTCCTCATCATTATAAAGAAGTTTCGTTATAGGATACTCTGACATTTTAGTGATGCACTGAGATACCAGACCATTTCCTAGAACGTACGCAGCGACAAATCTGAGGATATCTTTTATCCTTTTCGGCAGGAAGGTACTTGTCATATCAAGGAAAGGGCTGTCGTATTTAATAGACCCGCGAGTAAAAGAAGTCCTTACAGTACCGCCAGAAGTTGAAGTACTTGGTGTTGTTAATCCTGATCCTGCTAAACCTTCATAAGCCATAATTACCTCGATCCATATTCAAGTGCTGCTGCTTCGGCTTTTACCAGGCGTTTAGCCTGAATATCGACAACATTCTCTTCAATATTTTTAGCCTTTCCATTCACTATCTTCTGGTATCTCTTTAATATGTTCATCCATTCCGAGCTCATATTTTTAGATACCATCTTTCTCATTTCAGCGCCTATTAGCATTGCAAGTGATGGTGGTGGTATATAGACTCCTTCGTTTTTTAAAAGAACGCAGATATACTTTAAAACATCATTACTGAACGAAGCTCTTCTATCTGGCCTAATGTGCATTAAAGTCTTTACGGCACTTATAACCATACCTGGAGAAGGGCTTCTAAGGTAATCAAAATCTGCAATACATCCAGAAAATGATAATGCAGCTTGATTAAATTCAAACCAATCAGCGAATGCATTGTCGCTTCTGCAGACATGTCTAATCGCCCAAACCTTATCTCTATTAATATCTTCCAGAGCCACCCCATACTTAAGCCATAACATTTTTTCTATAGTTTCAAACTCCCACTCCCACCAGTTTGGGCCAAAGGCTTTATTTAAAAAGTCGTATATGGAAGATGCTGAAGAGTTATCATTATTTAATACTGTGTTAAATTTAATTACATTTTCTTTACGTTTCGGCAAAGATTCATTGTATCTCTTATCAATTTCTCCCTTTATTAAATTAACCTGTTCCTGGTCGCCTATCATATAGGCGTCCATAAGCTGTTGGGCTAATTTACTATGAGCCATTAATATTAACCCTTTACGATACTCGAAATAGCAGTTTTTTCCAAACTACCCATTTCCTTCAAAGATGAAATTGGATTTGTTTTAAAACTTGCGGCAAAATCTTTTCCGAATGACATTTCTATCGATGCGAGCTTTATATGATCTCTTGAAGCTCTTACCAGATCATACTGAGTTGCGTCTCCAGCAAGCTTAATAGAATCAAACTCCGGATTGTTAAGGCTTCCAAATACTGTCAGGATTGGATCTGTAATTTCATTATCATATAGATATTCTATCCCAGCCTGTTTATCAAACTCAGTAATAGCACTGGCGATAACGAGAGGACTATTATCTTCAGCTTTTTTAACTATAGCATCAAGTATAGCATTACAATCCTTATCCGTTTCTTGCATTTCTATTTTTACATTATGCCTTCTGCAGGCTTCTTTTCTCATATTAATAGAACTCTTGAAATCCGGAGATATCTGGGCCGTCTTCTTCATTCTCGTATAATTTGTTATCCAGTCATAATCCAGGTTAACNCCAAGCTCCATTGCTCTTTGATCAAGAGANAAGGCAACTTTAACCCGTTCATTGGGATGGAATCTGCTTAGATTCTTATCGAAATATTCACCAGCCTTAGTTAGCTGATCTTCAGTTTCGATCGGATATTTTTCATTATATACGTATTTCATTATTTACCTCTTATTATTACGTAATTGCTGTTACAATTCCGTTCTTTACAGTTATTGTAGCTATTGCTGCGCCAGTAACATTCAGCCCGGCGACGCCGCCAACTTTTACATTGCCTACAGTTCCTGATAATTCAACAATTTGGTTAAGTGTAACCAGATCTGTGAAAGTAACGGGATCATTAAAACCTACATTATTATTAAATGTGGTTATACCTTCGAAAGTAGCTATATTAGTAAAATTAGCGGCCTGGTTAAAAGTAGCAATTTGGTTAAAAGTAGCTATATGTGCAAAAATAGC